CGATGATGTGTGCACACTTATGTTCGTGTGGAATTTCCGAATGATCGGTGTCTACTATATTACTCTCTGGATGCGCAAAGTCAACGGTAAATAAATATGTACCGTGATGCCATTTCTTATCTTTTCCTATGTACTTGCCGTGTTGTCCGCCTAGAATATCATAACTAGTAATAGCAGGATAATAACTAAAAGAATTCCAAAGCTGAAGTTCATCAAGTCGTCTATGTGGAACAGTTTCCGGTTGAAAACCACGTTGAATAAAAGCCGTAATTGGTAAGCGATAAAATATTGCACCGTTCTCCATAATAGCATGAAATAATATTGCACGGCCAGACATGCTGGCAATACCAAAGATAATACAGTCTTCAACTTCTCCATGATGTTTTTTAAGATCATATAAGTACTCCCTTTTTATTTGGGCATATTGTACAGGAATATTAGCATTTAAGTAAGCCATAATTTATCATTCTATTGTACCCCAATTTGGCCCAGATTCATAGTCCACTTTGTTTTTTACTTCAAGAGGTATAGCTTGCTCCATTGTTTCTTGGACCATGATCCGTGTTTCTTCGTCTTTGATTGAAATACAAAGCTCATCGTGTATTTGTATGTGAGGTATTATACCTTTTTCATATAGATCTACCATAGCTTTTTTAGTCATGTCTGCAGCGGATCCCTGAATCAATTTATTCAATGCTTTGTAAGTAAATGCAGGAGTATAGTACACGTCAAAAAAGTCCATGTAGTTAGAATCTATTTTATTTTCTTTATATTTCTCTAACATTTCAGCTTTGTAAGCTTCTTTAGCTTCTTCTAAAGTATATAATTTTACAGGTTTAAATCTATTTATAGAAGGGTCCCATTCTTTATTAGTAGTTTCCCACTTATTAAATCTGCAAAATCTATCGTACAAAGTAAATAGTAATTTATTTTCTGTAGCAAACTGAATTAGATCTTGAGATAGTTGTCTAACAAAAGGCACCTTACCATGATATTCATCAAACAATTTCTTAGCACCAGTTTTATCTAAACCAAGTTCTGCTTGTAATTTTATTTTACCCATACCATAGAAGAGTCCAAGGTTAATTGTCTTAGCTTGTTTCCTAGATATCTTAGCCATATCTGCAACGATCTGGTGAAAGTCTGCACCTTCTTTGTCAAACTCTTCTTTTAGATCTTCTGTACCAGGTAAACCTAATTTAATAGCATAGTGAACAACGATCCGTGGTTCCTGTTGCGAGTAGTCAAAAGATCCCCATTTATGTCCTTCTTCAGGAATAAATAATTCACGCATCTTTTTACCTATAAAACCTTTTGATGGAATTTGTTGTAAGTTAGGGTTACTCATTGAAAATCTACCGGTAACTGTTCCACCCTGATCTGATCTTATTTGATTAATATCTGCATGTATTCTATCTCCATGAACATAACCTAATAAACCATCTACAAATGTATTAGCTGCTTTATCGTACTCTCTTGCCTTGGCAATCATACGTAAAGACTTTTCTTTGTGTGTTTGTAAATAATCTTTTGGAAGTTGTGGCATGTTAGACTTAGGCGTAACTTTGTAATCTTTTATATCTAAGTAATCTAACAATTTTTTAATAGAAGAAGCAGCCCAGATGTCTACATGAATGCCAGTTTTATTTTTTATAGCTTTTATTATTTGATCTCTTCTCTTTTTTAAATGTCTTCCAAGTAAAGTAGCTTTTGCGACATCAATTCTAACTCCTTTAAATTTCATTTCAACTAAACATAAAAATAATTTAGTTTCTAATTCAAATATTTGTCTACAATTTTTTAATTCTTTGTTGCCATCTTCATCTATTTTTGTGTATAATACTTCGTCTAATTTTTCATTAAATAAATTCCATAATTTTAAAGTTAAGTCTACATCTTGTTTTGCATAATCTTTTACAATGTATGCAGGTAGTTTGTGCATGTTGGACATAGGGTCCTTTACCATACCGCCTGACCACTCTAATGTTTTATTTTGTAAATCGTATTTGTATTTAGTATCGTTTAAATAATCTTTAGACAAAGAATCCAATGAGTATTTAAATCGGTTCTCGTCAATTACAGAAGCTGCAATCATAGTATCTACTAATCTCCCCTTCATCATCTTACCTGTAACTGCTCTAATCCAACAAACATCATACATAGCATTATGAAATACTTTTGTAATTTTTTCGTTTTGAAATATTCTATCATTCAAAGACTTCCAGATTTCTCTAACTTTATCAAAATCAAGTTCTGTGTCAGAATGATTAAGAGGAAAATAAGCAGTCTCTTTACCAGTTGCAACAGCTATCCCTGTTATAAAACCATCTTTTCTTATTGCTCCCAGTCCTTTTGTTTTAAGGTTTGGATCGTATGTTTCTATATCAACGGCAACTGTATCTATGCCATCAAGATCTAAATCTTCTGGTGATTTACACATTGTAATCCCTTTCTATTATCATTTCTAAATAATGTATCGCTTTCAATATATCTTCTTTTTTTCCTTTCGAAGAATGTCTACATATATACTTTATTGCATTGCCTTCTGCAAAAAGAATTTTATTTTTGTTTATGAACTCCGATGGTTGAATCTCGTAGTTTTTGTAATGAGATCCTGCTATTTGTTTGTCATATGCACTCATATTGTTCTCCTATATTAAATTTGTAAAGTTACCCATCTATTCAATTTATTTTTTTGTCCTAAGGTGTAGGTCCCTTGTGATTTTATTGTCCAACAATCGTATCTACCTCTACTGTAAGCAACATATTTTAGCCTTAATTGTGTAAAATAATCTTCTATTCTCGTTGCTGTTAAATCAACAATAACATTGTCAAATGTAAGTCCTTTTACTGTGTGTATGTTTGCGTATTGAACTCTTACTTCACCTTCTAGATCAAAACCTTTTCTTAATACTTTTTCTATATAAAGAATTCTTTTTTCATAATCTTCTTTTTTACCTCTCTGTATTCTTATCCGTGTAAAGTCTTCTTCATCTATAGAAGTTTCTTTAAGTAATTTTAATTTAATTAAATCATAAATAGTGTAATCTTTTTTAACCCAATCTTTAAAATCATATTCTCCAGATCCCCTTGGTATAACTTTACTACCCATGTACTCCCAAAAATCTTTTATCTGTTGTAAAGGCATAGGTACCCCTTCACTAAAATCTGGCCAAAGTTTGTGACATCTTAACTCTTTTTTTGGTACGTAAGCTGTGTTGCCTACATGGGCAAACTCTATACCATTTTGTTTAAAAAATGTTTTTACCCAATTATCAGAAGGAGTTCCTCGATAAGTAAATAAAAAAGTTTCTTTAGTATTTTCTATTTTATCTAACAATGCCTGCATCGCAGTAGACTCACGTCTTAAACTTGGTAAATGATAATGATTACCTATTATAGGTAAACCTTCATTTACATGTCCTTTAGGATAGTTTGCAGGTCTCCAAATTCTTTCATAACCATAATGGTCCCAAATAGGTTTTATAGTATCTTTACAAATATCATTTATAGTTTTACCACAACGGTGACCATCTTCTAATTGTTTTGCACCTTTAGATAAAGTGTGAAAATAATGTGAGTTTGCTCCTGCAAATTCAAATATAGTTTGATCTGCATCACCTATCATATAGTATTCTTTAGCATTAGTTGATAATTTTTTTAAAGCTTCTAATTGTTTAACGTTACTGTCTTGTGCTTCATCGACAATCAAAGCGTCTATCTCAGGCTCTCTAGATTTTTCTATAAAGTCTTGAATCATATCATTATAATCACAACACAACGTCCTTGAATCTTTTTTATAATTAATATAGGCTGTTTGCATTTTTTCAATTACATTTAAAGTATAAGGTTTATAAGAAAGTTTGTCACAACTTCTCCAAAACTCTTTTAAATTTTTTCCTTGGCCAAAAGCATCATTTAAATATTTATAGAAATTGTGTTTTTCAAACTCTACTTCTTTTATTCTTTGTAACTTAAAATATGAACCTACTTCTTGGTCTTTACATAAATTGACATGATCTTTATAATCAAAAAGTTCTTTAGACATACCTCTATTCTTACAATAAGAATGTATGGTACAAATTTTATGTTTAAAAGATTTTTTAGTTAATCCTTTTTCTTTTACTATTTTTAATTTTAATATTTCATCTCTAATTTCTTCTGCTGCAACTTTAGTATGAGACAAAATTATAATTTTATCGTAAGTAAATTTATCTAATAATTCCAGATACTTAGCTGTTATATATTTAGATGTCTTTCCTGTACCTGGAGGACCAGATATAAATTTAGGCTCAATCATTTGCAATCTCCTTATATTCACCATCAACTATTAAATCTTCCTTATCTAAATCTTGATTTAAGATTCTCCATGAAACACAAGATTTATCTCCAAACTTACCATGATTCTTTTTAGCTTTTAATATTGATTGGCATTTAATAACTAAATCTACTCTAGCTAAATTTATTTTTTGTCTATGTAAATAGTCTTCAAATTTATCTAAGTTAAACTCTAAAATTCTTTTATTAATATTGTAATAAGGCATTCCAAAATAAGCTAATTCTTTTTTATTAGTGTATGCTTTTTCTTCTGCAATATAGTTTTTAAAGTTCTTAATAAATCTATTGTCCTCTTGAGCTTCCTCTACATATTCATCAGACTTACTTCTTGATTCATATTTTAATCTCATAATTTGATCAAATTCATTCTGTTTCATTTCTGGAATCCAAACAGAAGCTTTACTAATTACTGCATCATAAAATAGTTTTTTATTTCTAAGTGTAGGTCCATCGACAGTTATTCTTTTTTCAACACTATTACCCTCTACTACTGAATTAACTGTTACAAAATATCTATCACTTCCATACTCTACAATCTCACCAATAGATTCTTGAGCCTCTTCACTTGCTGCTTCTTTAATACCTATCCAACTAAACAGAGTTGCAATGGTTCTTGTTTCACAACCAACTATCTCTGCTAATTTAGGCATACCAAATTTTCTTTGTGCCTTTTTAACTGTTGTACCTTTATTATCTCTTTTATTAGATTCCTCATCATTAGCTGCTATCGCAACTTCATATATAAATTCGTTTATTTCTTGCTCACTCCATTGTGTTTTAGTAATTAAAACTCCAGCTACTGCAGTACAGAAAGCATCTCTTTGACCTTTCCCTGCATACAAAATACATAGAGCAGTAGACAAAGCAATCTTACCTAAATCTATTTTAAGATCCCCTGGATACTTATTAAAGCCTTTATAACTTTCCCATCTTACAATCTCATCTGCTTTACTGTGTTGAGACTCTGGAACTATTGTATAATGTTTTGCATCACTTCTTATTTCACAAAGTGTATTACCATGAGGAAACTTTTTACAAAACTTTTCTAATTCTTTAGGTAAAATAAACTGTTTAA